AAAGAAAAGGAGACCCAATGAATAAATGGATACTCGTGGGGCATTTGGGTATGGGCGAGGCCGTTTACTGACGGAAAGACGGCGATCTGGCCATAGAAAAAGACCATCAATGCCTGGTTCAACCGACGCCGGAAGAAACGGCGGAGATATACAAAACAATGTCACATCTGAGACCGGAAAAGGAGGCGGAATTATGACGGAAAACAGAGACCTTTTCGCGCAACAAAAGCCGCGAAGAAAGAGCGACATGGGCGAGCCCGAACGCCGGGGCACGATCCTGGCGGAACTCGCGTCGCACATCGGCGAGCCGAACGCCATCGGCATGGGCGAGCTGTACGAGCTGGTGTACGGCGAACAGTGGAGCAATCGGATCAACGACACGCGGGCGCTCCGGAAGGTGATCACCGATCTGCGCGGAGAGGGAGTCCCGATCTGCTCGGTCGCCGCGTCGTATGGCGGCGGCTATTTCCTCGCGGCTGCCGGCAGCGAGCTGGCCGGATATTTGCGGAAATCCGAGCGCCGCGCCCTGAAGATCCTCAAGCGCAACGCGACGATCAAGAAGATCTCCCTGCCCGACTACCTGGGCCAGATGAAGCTCAACATGGAGGGCGGCCATGACGAAGCAGCGTAAAGAATCGGACCTGGCCGAGATCAAGCGAGCGTCCGATGTTAGCCTGGCCGATATCGCCGACTGCTGTAAACGGATCGACGCCCTAAAGGCCGAGGCGGAGGCGGCTGTTCAAGTCATCCAGGCCAACTACGGAGCGATGCTCGCGCCGCTGCAGTCACAACTGGCGCGGAACGTCTCCTGGCTGAAGGACACGATGAAGAGCAACAAAGCAGCTCTCTTCGACGGCACGGACATCGTCCGCCTGGCCAACGGCTCCCTGATCCACAACGTCGCCGACAAGGTTTCGATTCCGCGCGACGCGCTGGCCAGGTGCGAGGAGCTGGGCTTCGCCGAGGTGGTCAAAATCGCCAAGTCGCTCGACCGCGACGCCGTCGAAAAGTGGCCGGACGAGCGCCTGATCCTGATCGGTGCGGAGCGGAAGCAGAAGGAGGAATTTTCTTACGATCTGACGGAGGTGAAACATGGGAGCGCTGCCAAGACTGAAGAAAAAGGTTGAATATCAGTACCGTAAGGGATCAACAAACGAATCTTGCAACTGCAAATGGTGCGCCAGTTTCGTTAAGGAAACGACGGTCGACAAGGGCCGGGGTCGTCTGGACGTAGAGCCGCGCTGCAAGATTTTCGGGCTCGCGAACTCCATCAGATATCGTGTCCGCGAGGACCATACCTGCAACGCCCAGCAATCGACCTACCGCAATCCTTTCAGGGGGAAGCCATGAGCCACGGCCTGTCCGACAAAGAATGCGCCTGGATGGAGCGCATCGAGAAAGAGGTCGACAAGGTTTGGGACGACCTCACTCCCTGGGAGCAAAAGTTCACCGAGGATCTCCTGGAGAAGTTTAAACGCTACGGCAACCGAACGATGATCTCCCCGAAGCAGTGGGAGATCCTCACCCGAATCTCGGAGAAGATTATATGAAGTTCAACTGCCCCAACTGCCGAAAGGAATACGATTTTATGGCCCTCCGATTGAGTGCGGATCTCAATGCAATCATCGCCATGTTGAACACCTTCGGCCGCCACCATGCCGTGGTCTGGGCGTACGCGGAACTCTTCGGCGTCGTCCCGTTCCACGCGAAAGCGAAGAAGCTCCGGCTCATCCTGGAGGAGTTGAAAAAGCTCTTCGACGCCTCGGGCTTCAGCTATCAGAAACGGCTCTACCGGATCAGCCCGGAGGGCATCGCCGAGGCGTTGAACGTGGTCGTCAAGAAGAATTTTGCCGACGGGCTGGACTCTCACAACTACCTGAAAAAGGTGATGATCAACATCGCCGATCGGGAAGACAAAGACTCTGGCCGTCGGACAGAGAAAGACCTCCGCAAAAAAGAGGCGTCCCTCATGTCCGGCAGCCGGAGCATAAATGGGGACACCTTGCCGCAAGGCGTCCCCATTTATTCGGGTGATTACCCGGTCATTGAGGAGCAGGTCGAGGCCCCGCGCATGAGGACAATGCCGCGAGTCGCGCCGCTGACCGACGCGGAGCTGGAGGCCAACCGCCAGCGGTTGAAGGGAATGGTCAAGGAGATCGGAGGCTGACATGCCGGAACAAATGATGGACGAATTCGACCGCTGGGCGCTCCGGATTTTCAAGGCGGCTGCAGCCCTGTTCCTTCTAATCCTCTCTCTGCTGGTGATTGCGATGTGCATAGATAATGGGGACATGATGCGCGCCCCCGTCATCCAGCCCTCCGGGGCGGAAAAGCGCTGGATCGAGAAGCGCCACAAATACCACAACATCTGGAACAGCATCGAGGAAAACGGCGAGCGCTATTTTTACCGGGACGGGAAGAAATGCAAATTGTGAGCGACATGATGGCCTGCGAAAAGATGCACGCGCGGATCCCCGTGGCGACCTGCGCCGGGAGGCAGTCGAAAGGGATCTCTGTCGGCCGAGACAATGGGCGTTTTGTATATTCGATCCCGTATGAGTGCCGGGATTGCGAAGCGGGGCGTGCGGCGCTGGCCGGAGCCCCGCCGAAAATAAAGGAGGAAGCTATGGCAGTGACAAGGGCATGTGGAAATTGCGGGCGGGTGATGACCATCGTAGGCGACGGATGCTGCTTCGTTTGCTACCACGCGGGCAAAGGGCTGGAGGGCGAGGAGAAGGCCGCCGCGCTCGCCGCGATCAAGGAGAAGATTCTCAGCGGCAGGCTCAAAAAGTCTGGGGGCAGCGGTCGCCGGAAGGCCGCGCCGAAGGATCCGGCGGCGACACGCAGGAAGCTCAGACAGATGATCGTCAACAACGATGGCGCGGCCATTCAGCACTTCGTTACGGGTGCCGCCCGTGTCCCCGAGGGCGTCCCGGTGATCAGCCTTGATTTCGCCGACGAACGCGATCGGAAGATCTACGACGCCCTGATCGGCCAGGCGGCCCGTCTGCGCCGCACCCCGGAACAACGGATCCTCTGGATGCTGCAGAACGCTATGGAGCAGGGAACGGGCCTCCTCGCCGAGACCTCGGGAAGGTAATAAACGATGTGAAAAAAAAGCTTGACAAAATACAAGATATAGTATCAAATTTTCACCGGTTCTACAACATGTAGTTAGTCAGCGCGTCCGAATATTTACGCAACAAAGACCGGAACGCCACTTTCGCTCCCGCAGTTTGGAGTAGAAGTGGCGTTTTTTTATTTCCGGCAGGAGGCAGCATGTCCAGCCGCAAAATTGAAGACCTGGTTCCCGAACTTCAAACGAAGTTTCCCGCCTTCAAGGCCAAAATGGCCGAGGCGGGGATCCCGTTCATGATCACCTGCACCGCCCGGATCGTCCGGGAGCAGATCGCCTTATACAGCCAGGGGCGCGAAAAGGTCGAAGCGACCAACGTCCTCCGGAAGATGGCCGGGATGGCGCCGATCTCCTGGCAGGAAAACAGCAAGAAAGTCACCTGGACGCTCGCCTCGAAGCACATCATCGACCTCGACGACAACAACCCCGACAACGACAAATCCAGGGCGTTCGATATCGCGATCACACGCGATGGACGGCCCTGCTGGGAACCGAAAATCAACGTCAACAAAAACGATCTGCCCGACTACACAGAGGCCGGACGGATCGGGGAAGCGGCCGGTCTCCGCTGGGGAGGAAGATTTCCCAGCCCCGACCCGGCCCATTTTGAGGTGTGAGTATGGAACGGCCGCTTTTATACCCCGGCGATGAATTCGCGACGAAAAACCCGATGGCTCTCGGGATGGCGATCAACTTCGTCCAGGCGGCCAAGTCGGTCGACAACGAATCCACCTATACCCACACCGGCATCATCATGGATTGTCACGGCGCGACCCTGGAGGCCCTCTGGACGGTCAAATCTCAGAACCTATGGGACGCCTACAAGGGCGAAAAGGTACTGATTTCTCGGAACATCAATATGTCATTGCCCGTTTTCGTCGCGGGAATCGCGAAGATCAAGGAGCACATCGGCCAGTGGTATCCGGCCCCCCGACTGCTCCTCCATCTGCTCGGGCTGGGGAAGTGGATCCACTGGGATCGCGTCGTCTGCTCGGAGCTGACGGCGAAATTCGAGGCGGGCTGCGCGGAATATCTCGGGCCGGATCGCGCCGCCGGGTTCATGCGCAACCACTACGGCGTCAATCCGGACAACCTGGTCGACCGTTGGAAAATCAGCCGGTACTACGAAACGGTGTTTGAGGGAGTCGCGGAATAGATGAAATGGACGAGGCGGATTATGGCAATCAATATGCAGAATTTTTCCGGCAGCAGGCTTTGCGGATCCATTTCCGCCGGAGCAGAATACCCGCGTTATTGGGGACAGATTTCAAATCTGTCCCCAATAACGCACCCTGCCTCGACTGCGGAGAAGAGATCGGAGAGGCGAGGATGAAGGCGAATCCGGCGGCCGTCCGGTGTATGGGTTGTCAGACGAAAAAGGAGCGGAAACGATGACGGATATGAGCAACTGGACGCTGTTTATCTTCCTGGCCAGCCTGATCGCGGCCTGGAGTCTAATTCTGTTGGGGGTCCAGAAGTTCATGCTGGCCGCCAGCCTCAAGACCCTGGGGGAGCAGATCGAACAGCTCAAAAAAGCCGCCGAGAAAGTCCAGGGATTCGAGCGGCAGATCCTGGAGTTACGGGCCGATCTCCCGCTGAACTATGTACGCAAGGAAGATTTCATCCGCCACGAGGTGGTGATCAATACAAAACTGGATCGGCTGCGCGATCTCGTTGAATCGCTCCGGGAACGCCGGAAGGACAAACGACAGGAGGACAACTGAATGGATATCGATCTTGAAAAGGCCCGCCGCGAAGAATTGCGCTGGATGATCCTCCGCGCCCTGTACGCCGCACAGCCCATCGGCACGACCGAAATTATCGCGATGAAGGCGATCGAGCCGGTCTGCCCGGATGTGACGCTGACCGAGATCCGGCGGGAGCTGGATTATCTCGCGGAGCGCGACCTGGTGACGGTCGACAGCGAGGACACCCTGGTGTGGTTCGCCAAAATCAACCGGCACGGGATTGATATCGTGGAATATACCGTGCCCTGTCATCCGGGAATCTCCCGGCCGAAGAGGTGGTGATGCCGGCACGGTCGAAAATAACCATGCTTCCCGAGGAGATCAAGGCCGAGGTAAACCGGCGCCTGATCGCGGGGAATTTTGCCAATTATGCCGTCCTGGCCGAATGGCTTGAGGAGCAGGGCTTCGAGATCTCCCGCTCCGCCATCCATCGCTACGGCCAGGAGTTCGAGGACAAGTGCGAGGCGATCAAAATCGCCACCGAGCAGGCAAAGGCGATCGTCGGCGTCGTGGGCGACGACGAGGGCAACATGAACGAGGCCCTGATCCGGCTGATCCAGCAGCTTTCTTTCGATATTTTGGTCAAGAGCCAGGACGGAGATCTCGGCGATATCTTGCCGAAAATGGGTGTGATGGTGGCGAAACTCAGCAAGGCCAGCGTCGATCAAAAGAAATGGATGTCCGAGATGCGGAAAAAAACGACGGAGGCCGCCGACGAGGTGGTCAAAGTGGTCAAACAGGGCGGTCTCTCGAACGAAAAGGCCGAACTGATCAAGAAAAGAATCTTGGGGATCGTATGACCGAGGCGGACACCCAAAACGATTTCGATCTCGCGCGCGGCGCCACGGGCATCCTTTTGCCCTATCAGGCCCGCTGGGTTGCGGATCAATCCCCGGTGAAATTCATCGAAAAATCCCGGCGTGTCGGCATTTCCTGGGCCGAGGCGGCGGACGACACCCTCTATGCCTCTGAAAAGGGATCCGGCGAAAAGCGGAACGTCTGGTACATCGGCTATACCAAAGACATGGCCCTCGAGTTCATCGGCGACTGCGCCAATTGGGCGCGGTCCTACAACCTGGCGGCCTCCGCGATGGAGGAATACGAGGAGATCGACGAGGAAGAAGTCGGCGGCGTGGTCAATGAAAAAAAGATCCTGGCCTATCGGATCACCCTCGAGTCGGGCTGGCGGATCACGGCCCTCTCCAGCCGCCCCACAAACCTCCGCGGCAAGCAGGGGCGCGTGGTCATCGACGAGGCGGCTTTCCACGACGATCTGGCCGGGCTCCTGAAGGCGGCGATGGCGTTCCTGATGTGGGGCGGGCAGGTGCGGGTCATATCTACACATTTTGGAGATACGAACGAATTCAATAGTGTTATCCAGGACATTCGGGCCAAGAAAAAAGCCTACAGTCTCCACCGGATAGATTTCGACGAGGCCCTGGCCGATGGCCTTTACCGGCGGATCTGCGAGGTCCTGGGACGCGAGTGGTCTGCCGAGGCCGAGGCGGTCTGGCGCCAGGGCATGATCGATGCCTATGGCGAGGACGCCGATGAAGAGCTTTTCTGCATCCCGAGCCAGGGATCGGGCACGTTCCTGACGCGGGCCTTGATCGAGACCTGCCTGTCGGCTGAGATCCCCGTCATCCGATATGAGCAACCCGCGTCGTTCGCCGAATTGCCTGATCATATCCGTTTTGCCGAGGTCAAGGACTGGTGCGAGGAGATCCTTGAGCCGCTTCTTCGCCGTCTGGATAAGGAGCGTAACTCCGTCGTCGGCGAGGATTTCGGGCGGTCGGGCGACCTGTCCGTCTTCATCCCGCTCCTGGAGCAGCAAAACGCAAACTGGCGCGCGCCGTTTCATGTCGAGCTGCGCAACATCCCGTTTCAGCAGCAGGAACAGATTTTTTACTATATCTGTGATCGCCTGGCGCGTTTCCGCTACGCCGCTCTGGACGCACGAGGCAACGGCCAGTACCTGGCCGAACGGGCCATGCAGCGCTATGGTGTCGGCAGGGTCGCCCAGGTCATGCTGACCGAGCAGTGGTACCGGGAAAACATGTACCAGTACCGATCGGCGTTTGAGGACAAGACCATCCTGCTGGCCAAGGATGCCGATACCATCGAGGATCACCGGGCGTTTAAGGTCATCCGGGGCGTCGCCAAACTCCCGGAAGTGCGGACCAAAGGGAAAGACAACAAAAAGCGCCACGGCGATGCCGGCATCGCGGGGGCGATGGCCTGGTTCGCCGTTCATGCCGAATGGGGCGGGCTTATGGAATTCGAATCCACCGGGGTGAAGCGGACGACCTCCGGACGCAGTATGCAAAATTACATGGGGCAATGACATGGCCAAGAATACCATAAAGAAACCGCTCGCCGTAACCGACGAAATCGCCACGATCGCGAAGGACATCGACATCTTTGCGGGCTGGCTCAAGCGTCTGGAAAACCCCGACCCGGTCCTCCGCACCGAGGCGGCCGGCAAGGGGCTCAGGCTCTATGACGAGGTGGATCGCGACGCCCATGCCGGCAGCGTCCTGCAGCAGCGGATCCTCGCCGTGGTGGGCAAGGAGTGGGATGTCATCCCGGCAAAGACCGCCCGGAAGTCGGGCCGCCCCGCCTCTACGACTCAGGAGCAGGTTGTCGCCGATTATGTTTCATCGGTTCTGGAGAACTGCAATTTCGACCAGGCGCGCCAGGATCTGCTCCGGGCGATCCTCTACGGATACTACGGCGCCGAGGTGATGTGGAAGGCTGCGGAAGACGGCATCAAGATCAAAAAGATCATCGGGAAGCATCCCCGGCGGTTCATCTTCACACCGGAGCGGGAGTTGCGCCTCCTGACACCTTCGAGCATGATCGAGGGCGAGACCCTTCCGGATCGGAAGTTCATCGTCTTCACCTACGGCGATTCGGACAATCCTTATGGTCGCGGCCTCGGGCAGCGACTGTGGTGGCCGGTATGGTTCAAGAAAAACGGCGTCAAGTTCTGGCTCGTTTTCCTGGAGAAATTCGGGATGCCGACGGTCATGGGCAAGTATCCGTCAGGGACGGGAACGCCGGAGCAGCAGAAACTTATGGACGCCATCGAGGCGATCCAGTCCGATACGGGAATCAAGATACCCGATTCGATGGATGTCTCTTTCCTGGAGGCCTCGCGGGCGGGCACGGTCACCCATGAGCAGCTCTGCGACTACATGGACCGGCAGATCTCCAAGGCGGTGCTGGGGCAGACGGCCACGACGGATGGCACGCCGGGCAAACTCGGGAACCAGGATACCCAGGGCGATGTGAAACAGGAGATCGTCGAGGCGGACGCGGATCTGCTCGACGCCGTCTTGAACGAAACCCTGATTCCCTGGATCGTGGACTACAACTTCCCGGGGGTCGCGGAATATCCGATGCTCAAGACCTTCGCCGGAGAGAAGCCGGACCTGACTGCGCAGAGCGCGATCGACAAGACCCTCGCGGTGGATATCGGTCTCCCCATAGGAACCGCATATTTCTACGAGACCTACGGGATCCCGGCGCCTGAAGAGGGCGAGGAGTTGGTAAAGCCGGCCCCGAAAGCCACACCGTTCGGCGCGCCGGGATGGGGCCAGCCGCCCCAGTTTGCGGAAAAGAAATCCGTCCCTGCTGATATCGCCGATCTGATTACGGACCGGACGGCTGAAGAGGCCGGGGCCTTCACGGACGCCATTATGGCGCCACTGCAACGCCTGGTCGAGAAGGCGGACAGCCTGGAGGATCTCCGGACCCGGATCATCGATCTCTGGGGCGAGATGGAGCCGGCGGATCTCGGCGCCGTCGTTGCGCGGGGGATGATGTTGGCCGACATGTCCGGCTGCTATGAGGTTTCCCTGGAGGCCGGGGGTAAAAAAAAAGCCTGAAATTCGCTGAGGGCGATATCGACCCGGAGCTGTTAACGGTTTTCAAACTGCCCTTCAAGGAGCAGGAAGCGTTCTTTCAAAACAAGTTGAACATCCCGACGCGGAAGTGGACGGATCTCTGGAAGGCTCAGCATGCCAAAGGCTTCTCGGTTGCCGGGGCCTACAAGGCCGACCTTCTGGCGGACTTCCGGGGCGCGGTGGACAAGGCCATCACGAAGGGGACGACTCTGGAGGATTTCCGGAAGGATTTTGACGGCATCGTCGCCAAGCACGGCTGGAGCTACAACGGTTCCCGGAACTGGCGGAGCGAGGTCATCTACTCCACCAATATCCGGACCGCCTATGCCGCCGGACGATGGGAGCAGTTGATGGATCCCGAGCAGATGCAGGTGCTGCCCTATCTGACCTACAAGCACGGCGACAGCCGGGTTCCGCGGCCCCACCATCTGGCCTGGGACGGATTGACGCTGCCGGCGGACGATCCCTGGTGGCAGACGCACTACCCGCCTTCCGGATGGGGCTGCAAGTGCCGGGTTTTCGGATCGACGCGCAGTGAGCATGCGGCGGCTCAGAAAAAAGGGCTGACCGAAGCGCCGCCCTCTCCGATCGATCCAAAAACGGGCGAGCCCGTCGGGATCGACAAGGGGTGGGGCTACAACGTGGGCACGGCGGCTGCCCAGCAGTCGCACCACATATTGGAAACCGCCATCGCCAGGTTGCCGGCGGATATCGCCGCCAAGTTGACGGCGGAAATGAAGGGACTGAATGCCTGAAATCGTCATAAAAATGGACGGCGCCGACGCCGTTCGGGAGAGGCTCCGGGGAATATCGGCGCGGGTGTCGAACCTGTCGCCCATTATGAGGGCCATCGGCGACCGGGTTGTCGAGCAGACCAAGCGCCGCTTCGAGGCCGGCGGCCCCGCCCCGGACGGCACGCCCTGGAAGTCGCCGAAGACGCCGAACCCGAAACGCATCCGGACCCTGACGGTGTCGGGCCACCTGCGGGACAGCATGCATTTTGAACTCCGCGGCCAAAACACGGTGGTGATCGGATCGAACAGAGTCTATGCGGCGATCCACCAGTTGGGTGGAACAACGAAAGCCCATATTATCCGTCCTCGGAACAAGGGGGGGCTTTTCTGGCCGGGTGCGAAGCATCCCATGAAGTCGGTGCGTCATCCCGGTTCGGTGATTCCCGCCCGCCCCTTCCTGGGACTGAGCACGGCAAACAGTAACGAGTTACTCGGCCTCATTAACGAGTACATTGCGGGGAGGTAATTATGACCGAATTCAAAGGGTTTGACGACTGGATCCCGATCTTCCGGGGAGGAAAGCAGACGGACAGCCAGGGGCGCGAGCATGACGGCGACGCCCTGATCGACGTGGCTGTTGCGAAGTTCAATGCAGCCGCCCACGAGCCCCCGGTCTGCATCGGCCACCCGGCGGATAACGCCCCGGCATTCGGCTGGGTGGAAGGGCTCAAGAAGCAGGGCGGCCTTCTTCTGGCGAAGTTCAAGCAAGTCCAACCGGAGTTCGCCGGGATGGTGAAACAGGGGCTTTTCAAAAAGCGGAGCGCCGCCTTCTATCCGGACGGGCGGCTCCGGCACGTCGCCTTCCTCGGTGCGGCGCCCCCGGCGGTGAAAGGGTTGCCGGACATGGCCTTCAGCGAGGTAGCGGGGGCGACGTTCGAGTTTGCCGACTATCAGACCGTCTGGGCATGGGAATCCATTGCCCGCCTCTTCGGCAAGGTACGGGATTATCTCATCGAGAAGGAGGGCATGGAGAAGGCGGATCAGGTGATCGGCACATACCAGATCCAGGAGATCTCCGACGCGGCGGCAAAGGAAAAGCAGGAGATTCAGGGTGCGGCGTCAGCGACGCCGGCGATAAACTACAACGAAAACAAGGAGGACATCATGACGTTCAAGGAAAAACTGATTGCGGTATTCAACGAGATCGTCGGCAAACTGCCCGACGACGGACCCGCCGCCGCAGCTGCCTCGGCGGGGAAGACTTTCACCGAGGCGGACCTGGTCGCGGAGAAAAAAACAGCCGGGGAGGCGGCGGCCAAGGCGGAACGGGAAAAGGTGACCGCGGAATTCGCCGAAACGGCCCGCACGGCTCGCCAGGCTGCCCGCAGGGAGGCGATCGCCACCTGGTGCGACACTCAGGTCAAGGCGGGCAAACTGACCCCCGCCCTGGTCAAATTCGGCATTGACCAGATGCTCGCAGCGTTCGCCGAGCGGGAGGACGTCATCGAATTCGGCGAAACGAAGGAGAAGGCGACCCTTTTCGACAGGTTCAAAGCCATGATCGAGACGGAGCTCCCGAAACTGGTAACTTTTAAGGAGATCGCGACCAGGGATAAAGAGACGGGCGGTCAGGGCGGGGACGCCGCAAAGCTGGAGCAGCTTATCCAGGCGAAGCGGAAAGACAACAAGGATCTAACCTATAGCGCGGCCTTTGCCGAGGTTCAGCGGGAAAACCCCGACCTGGCCCGGCAGTACGCCGCAGAATTCACGGAGGTGAAGTAACATGGGATACGAAATTCCTGTACTGAGGGTATCTGCGCCGGCGATCGAGGATCTCTCCAACGATCAGTATCGCTTCGTCGTATTGACGTCCACCGGGGTGCGGCGTCCGGACAACGAGACCGAGGCTCTGTTTGGTATCTTGCAGAATGCCCCGGTGTTGGGCGAGGCAGCGGAAATCATGCTCCTGGGCATCTCCAAACTGGAGATGAACGATGCCGTGGCGGTCAACGCGTTCGTCAAGGCGGAATACGTCTCGGCAACCGACGCCGGCAAGGGGAAGACGGCTGCGGGCGCCCTGGCCTATTCCCGCGCCCTGGTCGTCGAGGCCTCCGGAGCGGAGGATGACGTGGCCACGGTGCTCCTGGTCGGCCAGGTTCCCGGGATCACCCAGACGGGCTGGTTCACGACCACCGTCACCACGGACGCCACGGCGGGCGCAAAGACCTACAC